CAATTGCCTAAATTCTTTAATTCTCATGATAGCTGTCCTTTCCCCATAGATAGCCTTCCCGTTCCCATTCCTGACGTTTTTCTTCGACTGTTAGCTCTCTGTACCAGTCCCATTTACACGCGGGGCATTCATATTTGGATACGCCATTTCTTGTATGGACGTACTTAATCATTTCTTTATGGCAACGATGACACCTAATGTTCGGATCATATTTGCTCATGGTTAATCCTCCCCAAAACGACAAGTACATTCCCACAAAAGATTCTCTGCATAGTCTCGGCAAAACAAAAGCTGTATTGCGGTATACTGATTAAAGTGATCCGGATCAGTATCCCCTGGTCGTAGACATAGAAAGGACATGATTTCCCTAACTGAATCATCGTCACCCGGAGAATACAGCGAAGAAAGCCTAAAATCCTCTCCATGGAACAAAGTAATTGTTTTCCCTTCCAGATGCATAAGCAGCTTGTACCCCATGTTGTAATAGGGGTGATCGACGCGCCACAAATGCAGGGTAAAGGTCGGTCCGTTGCCCTTATTATAGGGCTTGAACCGCACAGTACGTAGATATTTGCTCATGGTTAATCCTCCAGCCCTAAGTAAAACGTAATTATTCTGTAACCGTGACTTCTTTGATCACGGACAAGTCAAATTTGGCTATATCGGTATGTTCTTCAATGAAGTCTAGTATCTGGCGAGGGCATATTTTCCGCTTTTGTTTATTTACTACCACGAAATCCATTTTGGGTATAAGCCAAAGATCGATAATATTGCTATTTAGTTCAATGGAGTTTATATTGCCGGCCTCATATCGGTACTGGTTTTGATACAGGACTGTTAATCCGGGCGCGGATAGAGTGTTAAATATGTATCCATACCGTAGTTTAGGATCATTTCCGGGTACAACGCCGTAGGGATCAATCTCTGTAACAATTGTGGCACTCTTGAGCAGAGAAATAAATTTGTCTTTTGATATAGCTGGTTCTCGTGGCGTAGACATGATTTTTTCCTCACTCTGTAATCGTAACTTCCTGCTGCAAAGCTTCGTAAAACACCTGAGATAGGTAATCCTTAATATCATTGTAGTTTCTACCGGTAATCGATAGATCGAATCCATCGAAGCTGGGAGTCACGATAACTTTGTGATATGTCCATCCGCAGTAGTAACCGTCTGAGTTCATGTGATGGAAATTAGAGACTATAACGATTTTTTTATGTGAGCATAGGTCCAGATCGATCCAGCACCCGTTATCGATACCTGCCCCGGAAGGTAAGTATTTTTTGCTGAGATAACCGATATTTTCTAAGTGTCGCAGACACATTTCCTTATTGCCGCTGTCATGACAGTTTTGGCGTGCGTCAATTAATGACGCTAGTGCTTTGTAGAGCGGCTGTGTATCCATGGTTTCCTCCATTTAATTGGCTTTTACGATGACTTTGTGACCAGGGTTAAGCTCTTGGACCCCCTTTTGCACTTTGTCGGCTAATTCGCTATTTATCCATACGGTTGGGAGAATCGCGGTCCCGAATAATTGCTTAATTTCTAAAGCGTGATCCGCATGTGACATATCGGCTTGCCAATATCCATCTGTTCCGCGAAATATGGTAATTGTGGGCATGATTAAATCTCCTTAATGCAAGCCTCTTGAATGGCCGCTATCTCTTGATCGATCATCATGCTGATGCAGATATGGCACTCGCCACACCAAGAATCATCCGGGCCCTCGGTACACTCGCTTGCGGACCAGTCGTAGGCATCAAGATTTTCCCAGGTCACCTGATATCCTGCAGGGACGATGTAATAGTCTTGGCGGCCTGCCTCTCCATGGTGTAGCTTCATGATTGCCTCCCTGTTAGTGTCGCTTAACTGCAGTCGCGCAAATCATTATAGCAAGCAGCGTGCCATAATTTGTAAATTGTTGCAATTGCATAAGTAACGTGATTTTGTGCGTTTCCCAAAGCATAGCAAATCATCAAGAGTGTAAAGGTTTCTTTACAACATATTTGTTATGGATATATAAGAAATCTGTGTAAATGTAAGAAAGCACAGCAAATAGTGGTAAAAGTGGAGTTGTAAAGAAATTTTACATAGTTGTAAAAAAGTGTAAAAGTGAAAATAGTTGGCAAAATCGTACATATTTTGCTTGACAAGGCTATCCATGCGCGTGCTATAAAAAACCACATCCATTAAGGATGTAACCTTTACGATTTACTTCTGGTAAATCGCGCTTTAGTCCTTGAGTATAGCCGTTATCCCTTCCGAACATTTCATAGTAATCATTCCTCTCAGCCTCCGAGCGCGAGCGACAGCCCAACACACGGAGTGAGCGCCTGGATGCAGTTGTTAAGTTTTTAACCCTGTCACCTACCAGGCAAATGGAATAGTCTGCTCTCGCATCTAGCAAGCCAGTTCCCACCATCCAGCTAAATCGATGCATTAATGATATGGATAAATTAAGATGAAGAAGATAAGACATCCTTGTAATGAAGAAAGATATTGATATGGATAAGAGAAGTAAGCGTATATAAAAAGTATACACACAAAACTGTATATAATTTTTATACGCTTATGTACCTCATGTAGTCAATTCACTGCTAAATAATATTATGACTGATTAAGATAAGTAAAAGCTTATGATAAGAGAAGAGCTAAGATGAAGAATAATAAGAGATTATGGAGAAAGATAAGAGAAAGATAAGAGAAAGATAAGAGAAAGATAAGAAATTATATCAATGTTTTGTAATTATTTGGATTTGCACAATTTAGCGTTACAGTTGAATAATTAATCTGTTCAAAATTCATCCCACATTAGACCCGATAAAAATTTACTTTGCTTTCAACTACATCCAAAAACACTATAAACATAGGCTAATCAATAGTTTGTGGGAAAGCTAAAAGTTTACATAATATATCTTATCAGAAGTGATTAAGGAACCACTATTATCAAGGGTACGGGGGAGGCTATTAAGACACCCCCTTAACATACTGATCATAAGGGGTAGTATCTACAAATTCCCAGCATAATCTTCTTTCTTTCCCATCTTTTACCTAACAATCTTCTGTATATTTTATCTTTTGCCTAATATTATTTTGCATAAATGATTATTTGGCGAATAAAATAAAAACTTGACAGGCATGATTTAATAGGACTAGGGTACAACATATGGCACGATCTAAGAGTTTGCTTGATAAGGATGAGTTAGCGGTAATCACCACGGTGAAGGAAAAGATTCTCAAGGATGGTAAGCCCAAGCGTTTGGCGGACAATAATAAGCTTGGGCGAGTTCTGACATTGATGCTCAGCGGTAGGAATAGAGAGGAGATACGAAGGGTACTGCAAATAAACCCCAATGACACGCAAACGATGTGGAAGTACTTTGAGCCGTTTGTGGCTAATTTGGGTGACTATCGCCGCAAGAAGAGTGAATCTCTTGACGTGTTGGCGCAGAAGGTGCTGTTGGGCATCAATGATGAAAAGATTGAAAGGGCGAGGTTGCTGGAAGTGGCCAAAACGTTCCAGATATTGAACCTTGCATCGAGCTTGGATCAGGGGAAGCCGACGCATATTACCTTGGATTATGGTACTTTACTGAGAGAATATGCGGCAACCAAGGAAGAGTACGACACTTTGCGCAAAGAGCTGGGGATTGCTCCGGGAGTAGTAATTGATGCCACGGCAGATTGACGATTTATCCAGGCAACGATTATTGTCGCTGGAAGGCCGCATAAAATCGTTGCAGGAAAATCTTCGCAAATACGAGGAAGAGCATAAGATTGAGTTTATCCAACTATTCCCGTACCAAAAGAAGGCATTGGATTTGCTGGATGCGGGCAAGAAAACGGTGCTGTTGCAGGGTGGCAATCGCGTAGGTAAAACGCTGTTTGGCTGTCTGTTCGTGATTAGCGAATGCTTGGGGGTTCGCCCATGGGCGCCGAATGAAAAGACTTTGTGGGAAGGTAAACCCATCGATTGCCGCATACTGTGCGAAGATTGGGAATTCCATGCTCAACAAGTCATCGTGCCCGAACTAATTAAGTGGACTCCACCTTCGGAATATACCACGACCAACAATAATGTGGGGGTACAGGCGTTTTGGGAGTTCCGCAACGGATCCAAAATTACCATATTGACCAATAAGCAGGACACTAAGAGTCAAGAGAGTTGGCACGGTCATTTGGTTTGGGCTGATGAGCCGCCGCCCTATGAAAAATATGTCGCCAATAAACGCGGATTGGTGGATTACAAAGGGCAGTTTTTGCTTACCATGACCGCTATTTCCGCGTCTTGGGTGCTCGATGAAGTGGTGCGGAACCCTCATCCAAGCTACGGCCATGTTTCAAAAATCAGTATGTACGATAATCCTACTCTCGACAAAGATACCGTCGATACTTTTAAGGCTTCCTTGACTCCCGACCAAATCATCGCCCGCATCGAAGGCGGATGGCTCAATGAGGCCGGCCTGGTTATTAAAGGGTTTGTGGCCGATACCCATATCATCGATCCTATCGAAGTCCCTCCCGATTGGCCAGTCGTGGTAATGATCGACTTCCATCCCCAATTGCCTCACGCCGTATCGTATTTCGCCATAGATCCCCGCGGTATTACTTTCTTGATCGATGAATCGTGGATTCATGAGTCCAGCGAAGCCTTGGCTAATAGAATTTTAAGGAAAAAATTGGTCGATTGCTGGCGCATTGAACAAGTATTCATTGATCCGCTGGCTAAAGGCGACAAGGACTTCATTAAGCGCATGGGCTATTCCGTGCCCGATTCGTTTACCACTATCGCTAATATCTTGTCTAAGGGAAGAATATCGCTGAAAGTCGCTAGCAAGGATAAGTCTAGCGGCATCATGAATATCGAAACCATGCTCAAGGGCGCTAACGGCATTCCCTCTTTGTACTTTTGCTCTAATGTGGTAAATCAGATTCTTAAGGAAGGTACCGTGTGGGAAATTCAACGATGGATGTACCAAAACGGTGAGCCGGAAAAAGTTAATGATCATTTTATGGAAAATCTCTACCGCTATACATTGACCGGCATCGGCTACACTACTTGGCTCGGTCCCACCGAAGAACAATTGCAAATGCATAACCCCATGCCCCTGGAACATGATCAATTGTTTTTGGCAAATCTGCCCAAAAACCCGCATAAGGGAGAGGAGTGGTACAACCAATGAGCATCGCCGCCATATTGCCATATTTCATGCTTGCCAGTAGCGCCGCTAGTACCGCAACTTCCATCGTCGGCATGTTCAATACCCCTTCCGCGCCTAAAATAGATGCCGATCTTACGAAAAAACAAAGAAACGACGCCGTTACCGCCGCCGCTTACGCGGAAGCCAATCGCTTAAAAAAACGTGCCGGATATTCCAGCACCATCTTGACCGGTCCCATGGGAAGCTCTGCGCCGGTCAATACCACGCAGGCTACACTAGGGGCATGATATGAGCCTTGATAAAATTATTGCCGATCGCCTAACCATGCTCAAATCAGTGCGCTTGCCCTATGAAGCCCTCGTCGATGAATCTATCCGCTTCGTCGCCCCCGGCAGAAAAGGAGTCGCCGAAATCAATAAAGGCGACAAAATCGGCAAAGATGTCTACGACGGTACCGCTCCTACCGCATTGCAAATCCTTACCGATGGCATCGCCGGGTACTTGTGCTCCAAAAATATGCGATGGTTCTCCCTTACCTTGCCTACGGCCGTGAACTTTTCCCCTGATTTTAGAGGTAAACTGTCCGACTTGCCCGAAGTCCGCTCCTGGCTCCAAGACTGCGAAGAGGAAATGTACTACGCCTTGGCGGAAAGCAACTTCTATGAGCAAATCGTCGAACTCATCCGCGACGGCGCAAGCTTAGGCACCGCTAATATGCTCATCGAAGAGGATGTCGCCAGCGGTAAACTGGTGTTCACTATTCCCCACTTCCGCGAATGCTACATCGCCGAAAATCATCGGCATTCCGTCGATACCCTGTTTAGGGAGTATTATGTCACCAATAAGCAGCTGGCCGATAAATTCGGCAAAGAAAAGGTTGTATCGTGCGATTCGAAGTTTGATAATGATTTGACTAAAACCCCATACGCGGATCGGAAAATTATCCATGCCATGTACCCGGAAAACGGCAAGATCCTATCCGTGTGGGTGCTGCCGGAAGCCGACAAAGACAAGCTCTTAGGACAATTTTCCTATAATTCGCTGCCTTTCGTTTCGTGGCGCTGGCGCAAGGAATCCGACGAAACCTACGGAAGATGTCCGGCCATGGATGCTTTGATCATGATTCACATGGCCAATCAAATGGGAAAAGGAAATATCAAAACCGGTCAAAGGATGTCTGATCCTCCTATGGTGGGGATGGCCGATCTTAGAGGTTTGATAAAAAATAATCCGGGAGGCTGGACGTTTCTGTCGCAAAACATGAATTTAGAGATGCACATGCCCAAGCAGTTGTACACGAATTTGCAACTGCCTTATGGATTGGAAATCCAGGACCGCCAGGACAAGGTGATTCGAGAGGCTTTCTGCGTCGAATTCTTCCTCGCACTGACGCAGGCCGCCGCCAATAATACCGAACTGACGGCCACGCAAGTCATGGAAATGATGGGCGAAAAGGCCGTTATCTTGGGAACCAGAATCGGATTCTTTCAAAGCCAAGGATTAGATCCGGCCATCGAACGCATCTTCGCTATTGAAGGACGGGCCGGTAGATTGCCCAAAATACCGCAAATCGTTTTGGATAGCTATCGCGGCTACCCCAAAATACAGTACATCGGGCCGTTGTCGCAGGTGCAACTGCAACTAAGCAAATCCCGTACCATGAATGCGGGATTACAGCAAATCGCGCAAGTCGCGCAGTTAGATCCTACCGCTTTGGATGTGATCGACTCCGATGAGGTGGTGCGGGAAATCGTGAAAAACTACGGAATCCCGCAGTCGCTGTTGAGAAGTCAGGAAATGATTAATGCCATTCGGACGCAACGGAGTCAGCAACAGCAAAAGCAGCAAGATATAGAAAATCTTGACCATGTGGCCAAGGCTACCAGAGCCGGAGTCGCTACGCCGCAACCGGGTAGCCCCATGCAGGCATTGATGAACCCTGAAGCGTTCGCGGCAAATCAAGGAGTATAAAAAATGAAGGTGGAAAGATGCAAGAAGAAGAAGAAGAAAGGCAGAGGGCGATAGAGCACCATATTGCGTTATATCGCAATGTGTTTTCCGGGCCTTCCGGCACTTGTGTACTTGCCGATATTTTGGCCAACTGCCATTTTTTAGAGCCTTTGGACGCCGGAAATCCACAAATGATCGGCGAATACAATGTCGGGATCTATCTGTTGGCAAGCTTGGGCGTGATGAAGCCCGATAACCGAATCGAAGTCGTAAATAATTTATTGGGACAGAATCCTCTATTGGGGACTATCCCGTTTGGAAAGGACTAAATAATATCATGTCAGAAGGAATCACCGAAGGGACCGCAACCACCGGAGGAGAAACCGGAACTGAAGTAAAATTCCCCGCATGGATGGCACAGCTACCGGCCGATTATCGTCAAAGCGCCGACCTAGCCAAGTTTCCTACCATCGGAGACCTTGCCAAGTCCTACAAAGAAACAGCGGACCAAAGCAAGGCGAATCAAAAAACTTTGGAAAATGCTATACCACGACTTAACGAAAACCCAACCAAAGAAGAAGTCGACAAGTATTACACCGCTTTAGGTCGACCGAAATCCATGGAAGAGTATTCGTTCAAGGACGGCGATAAGGATTTGGTTTCGCCAGATATGGACAAGTTCGCCCGGCAAACCTTGTTTGATGCCGGTGTCCCGCAAGCCGAAGCCCTGAAAATCGTCAAATCGTGGAACCAGTTTTTTTCAGAAGTTCAAAACCAACAGGAAGGAATCAAAAAACAGGAGTGGGAAGAGGCCGACAAAGCCCTTCGAGCCAAACACGGAGATAAATATGATGCCGTGGTAAAAAAGGCCAAAAGGTTCTTCGAGGATCATTCCAAATCTCAATTCGATAGTTTCGTCAATGAAACCAAAATTGGGATGCATCCGGTATTTTTGACCTTCATTACTTCTTTATCCGAAAAATATGCGGAAGACTCTACTATGAAAGGTTCAGAGTCTACGGGTAAAAATTCCGGAAAGTTTGATCCCGGTAACTTTTACCAAGTTCCGAAAAAATGAAAGGTGAATCCTTATGGCGGAAACTATCAGTCAGTTGCCCTACCCGACTTTAATGTCGCTTATGGCCGAGTACTCTTCGACCGATACCACCGGCATGTATCTTAAAGCCGCTGAAGTATTGAATCGAAGAATCCCATTCATGCGGGTATTACCCATAATTACCTCAAACCAACTTTTTAGTCACTTGGGCGCGAAAGATTCCGTGCTTGGAAGCATTCAGGCTCGGCGCTTCAATGAAGGCGTTACGCCGACCACAACCAAACAGGCTGTGTTTACCGATCCGATTGCCAACTTTTTGGATTATTCGGAAGTTGACGCGGACCTATATAAGAGCCAGCCTGATCCGGCTACTTGGCGCTGGAACCAAGACCGCCGAAAACTCGAAGGCGCTCGGCAGGGAATCGAAACCCTGTTCTTCTACGGGGATATTTCGACCAATCCCTTGGGAATTAACGGGCTTTTCAAACGTTACAATTCCTTAAGTTTTAGGCCGAATGGTGATGCCAGTCAACCCTATAACGTGGTTGGTGCTAGTGGTACGTCTTCGGACCTTACTTCCGTTGCGTTCATCGAATTCGGCGAAAACAAGGTTTATGGATTCGTTCCCCCTAATGGTACCAGCATCAACGGCCTGAGCATCCGTGACCTTGGCGAGCAAACAAAAGTCGATGCCAATGGTAAGATGTTGCAGGTATATCGAACCATGCTGGCCTTCTATGTTGGCTTGGGCGTCGCCGATGATCGATGCGTACAGAGGATTTGCAACATTAAATCCACGGGTACCTCTAATATCATTACCGACGATCTGTTGATCGACTCGAAAAACCAGTTGCCGGAAATGGGTGAAGCGCCCGGAACTTTCTTGTTCGTTCCGCGCAAAATTAAATCCCAAATGGAAAAAATAGCTTCTGACAAAACCAATGCGAATTTCACGCAGGAACGCAATGGCGACGGATTGTTCGGTACCACCATGACCTATTTTATGGGAATTCCAATCCTGGTGGCGGATATGATTTCCACTTCTGAAACTCAAGTATCTTAAGAAAGGAAACCAAAACTATGCCAGTCAGTGATATCAGGAATTGGGTGCATGGTAAAGGCGTAACCGGGGCCGCAGGTTTGGCTATCGGCCGCTCCGGAAGCGAATACAGTGAAGACCAACTTAACGCCGGATCGACTTATTTCGGTGCTGGTAAAGCCGGAGTTGTCGAAGGGCTTCACATGCTGATTACGGAAAGCTTCAATACGCTTACCTATGGGGATATTATGATTGTCCATGGGGCGGCGGAGAATCCTACCACGGTATTGACCGGAAGAACCGGAATCCTTCTGGCGGCGCTTACGGCCGGGAAGCATTTCTTCGTTCCGATCCCTGCCGGTGTCGATGTCTTGCAGTACCTCCGCGCCCGATTCATCGTTACCGGAAGCAACCCCACCACTGGAAAGGTAAATATGTGGTTCGGACCGCTTGACGGTTCGGAAAACGCCTAAGCTTTTCATGGGGGCAGGATTTTACGAAAATAAAATTCTGCCCCTACCTATAAGGATTTTTTATGGATCAGTGGACAACTCTAACCATCGTTTCGTCTACAGTGGCGCCAGCCGGTAGCGTTACTATCAATTCCACTATTTCTTCTAACATTATTCGCATCGGAAAAGTCAAAGTTGTACCCACTTATGTCGGTGGATCTGCCGATTTTGGCCTATATAAAAGATCGACTTGCCTAAGCACCGACGCGGCATATCGTGCGGTAGGATTCGCTTCTACTCTTTCCGATCCCGTTGAACAAATCGGCTCAACTCAAACCGAACGCAATGAAGGATATTTGGCTCATTACGAAGACTTGGACGCCGGCAAGAACCTTCATATAAAAATAACCAATAATGGATTTATTAGCAATTCTTATACAATCACCATAAAATATTATGTTCCGTTAATCTATGATGCAACTACCGGTGCACTTTTCCTAAAGCTGACTACTTCCGCGCCTGCCGATGCGGCATTGTCGGCCAATGAGTTGGTTGTTTGGACCAATGATTCAAATGCGTTAAACTTTAAGTATAAAACCACGGCCGGAGCAATTAAGACCGGAACAATCGCGCTATCATGAGGCTAAAATATGGGAACCTTTCCCGCTCCTGGATTAGTACGAACCTCGCCGTTGCCGCCTTCCGGCTTGTATCCATCCGCCGATTTGTGCAATTTAGCTCTATTGAAGTTAGGCGCTAATTTCATTCGGGATATTAACGAATCCAGTCCTAGCGCCCTTCGCCTAAAATTAATTTATCCATACAAATTGGAAGAATTACTCTTGGCTAAAGATTGGCGCTTTGCCAAGAATACCTTGCCACTTGTTCGCAGCGGCACCAGCCCCGTAAAAGGCTTTTTGTATGCTTACCTATTACCATCGGATTATTTGAAAACGATTCAAGTTCCAAGCAAGCGGCTGAATTATTACGACTATCCAGTATATCCTCCGTATCCTTACCGGATTCAAGTCGATTCCGCCGGGATCATGGTATTGATGACCGATTACGCCGACACCACGGCGGAACCGCTTTACATGACCTATATTGCCAGAGAGTCCGACGAGTCGAAATTTTCACCAATGTTCCGCGAAGCCTTGGTATGTTTGTTGGCAAAAGAATTGTGTGCGCCAACCACGGATAGCGCCAGCAAGTTGCAGGAATTAAGTGGCGCATACTATAGCGCCTTGACTAATGCCGGAATCGCCAATGAATTTTTGGATTCTTACGATGAAGAATCCGGCGAAAGCTGGGTTGACGTGGGAAGATACTAATGGACCATCCAATTAATAATTTTAACGGCGGAGAAATTAATGTCGAAACCATGCAGCATCGGTTTGATATTAATAAATACAATTCAAGTTGCGCAAAGATTGAAAACGCCTTGCCGTTAATCAGTGGCGGCGTTAGGAAAATGCCAGGAACTTATTATGTCGGCGCAAGTAAATATTCCGACAGAAAGTCCCGCTTAGAGCCGTTTGTTTTTAATTAAGATCAAGCGTATGTCGTGGAATTAG